TCAAAACCGTTCGGATACCGTTCTTTGATGGCCTGCTTCACTACGGTTTTCCAATCTTCCTGTGGAACACCGTTCAGGATATCTTCATCAATTTTGATGTAGCTCTCTCCGTCGGCATCCTTCTGGATCGAAAAACGAATACTGCGTCCTTCCGCCGCGCTCTCGGTTTTGAGGGCTGCGGCGTTTTCTTTTGCTGTCCGCAGGGTGTCCATGGCCTTTTCGGCGTGGGCGAAGTATTCGTCTTGCAAGGTCCGTCTCTGGGCCTCGGCCAGCCGCTTTGCCTTCAGGGCGGCGGCGTTGCCGGGGTCGATGGTCAGCACTTCCTTGGCCCGGCTGATGATGTCGCTCAGCAGATTCTTCACACGGTTCATCACCTTGTGGATGGAACCCCTCACGCCCGCATTTTTCTCGGCCTGTCCGCGCTGGAATTCCACCCAGCGCTTGAAGTCCGCTTCCGTCGCAAAGATCCCCCGCCACGCATCTGCCACCAGCTCTTCGGCTGCCTGTTCGTAGGTAAGCTTCTGGCTGGCGTACACGTCCATCTTGTCCCGGATCATCTCGTCCACGCTCTCGTAGCCGTCCATCTGGGCAAGGTAGGTCAGGGCATGGTCCTGCAAGCTCTTTGCGCCCGCTTGGTCGAGGGAGTTATACCAGTGGTAGTCCTCGTGCAGCACGGTGCCGAAAATGTCGCTGACGCTGTCCCCGAAGAAAATACGGGCCGTCTCGCTGTTCACATAGGCCCGGACGTTCGGATTGTTTTGCAGCACGTTCTTCAGCACAGCGTCGGTGCCGGTGGCGGCGGCGTTCAGCTCGATGATCCGGCTGCCCATGTCGGTGCCGTCGTGATCCAGCGTCCCTTTATAGTAGACCAGCCCCTGTCCGCTCGTGCTCTGGTCGGTCAGGCCGCCGCCGTAGCCGCCCGCCTGTTCCTTGGTGTCTGCACCGTAGAGGTAGGCGGTATTCAGTGCGATCCGCCCGCCCTCGCCGCTGTCCAGAATATAATTGACGTTCAGGGCAGTATTGTCCATCACACCGGCCAGCCGCAGCGCGTCGTCGAAGCTCTTCACCTCGTCCATCTGCGCCAGATGGTAGATCGTTGAAGCCGCGGCGGCATACCGATCAGCATCCACGTTGGCGGGCAGCTTCTGGCTGATGTCCTGCGCGGCCTTGGTCTTGCCGCTCTCCACGCCCCACTGCTCCAACTGGCGCTGTACCTCGCTCTGCCGGGCCGTCTGGCCGCTGGGTTCCCGCAGCCCGTAGGTCTCCCGCATCTGCCCGCTTCCCTCGTCCGCCGCGTCCAGCCCCGCCGGGTCAACCTTCAAATCAAGGTCTGCATAGTCGTTGACGCGGGCGGTTTCCACCGTTTCCCCGGCGTTTTCCACGCCCTTCTCGTTGACGCGGGCCGTTTCCGGTGCTATACTGGCCTCAGCACCGTGATCTTCAGCTAACGTTTCGGACGTATCCCTGAAGTCGGCAACGGCATCCATAGGGGACTGCGGTGTCGGTGCGGTCATAGCGGAAGGATCTGCGACTACGTTTCGGACGTTATCCTCAGGGTCGGCAACGGCATTCACGGGGGATCGCAGGACTTTCGCTATTTCTTTTTCGTCAACGCCATTCTTAGAAAGATATTCCGAAACAATAAAATTCTTATTTTTCTTTGTATCACAGACGGCTTCCACGACAATGTGGCTGCCGTCTATTTTTTTCTCAAAGAGCACGATCGGCGCATGTTTGCCGTTGCTCGTCATGTAACCATCTGCGCGGTCTTTTGCTAAGTACGCATTGTCAAAATTGTTCAGCACATAGGCCGCACGGGCCACGTCGGCGCTCTCCTTCATGGTAGCGTCGGCGCTGCCGTCGCCGCCCGCGTGGCGGTTGGTGATGTGCTTCACGCCGTTGTTGTCCAGCAGGGTGTAGTCGCCTACTTTGTCAAGCCCCGTCAGCTCCATCATCGCGCTGCGCATCCGGTCGCCGGTCTTGCTCACAACAAAGGGTTCCAATTTCTTGCCCGCGCGCACATCGTCCACATACTTTGCCATTGCCGGGTCTACGCTGTTCTTGTATTCCTCAATGCTGGCATTCTGCGCCGCTGTATGTACCGCCGGGTCATCGTTCACCGCCGTCTGTCCCTCTAAGGCTCCCTCTCCGAGGGAGCTGTCACCGGAGGTGACTGAGGGAGTTTTCGCCTTCTCCGCCGCAGCCTTTTGTGCTGCCTGTGCACGCGCTTCCATGGCATTCTGCACTTTCTGCTCGGCCTTGGCCTTTACCACACGCACACCGGTGCCCGCTGCACCGCCCATGGCGCCGGATACGCCGCCAGAAAGGCCGCTCTCTAACGCCGAAAGGAAATTCTCCTGCGTGAGCATCTGCTTCGCCGCTTCTGTGTCGCCCATAGCTGCGTCAATAGCTTGGTCTGCATAGCTTTCCACGAAGGCTTGCATGGCGTTATCGATGCCGCCGGTCACCGCGTTCGCGATGGCAGGGTACTTCTGCGCAAAATCCGATTTTCCTGCCATGCCGCGCACCCAGCCCGCGATCTGCCCGGCCACGGTATTTTTTGCGTAGTCCGAGCCCATAGTTTCTGCAAGGTCTGCTGCGCCTACTGAGTTGATAGCCCAGCCCGCGCCGAACTTCAGCGCCGCCTTTGCCATCGCCTTTTCGGGGCTTTCCCCCTTTGCGTCGCTGGCCGCCAAGCTGTCGCCTGCGCCCTGTAAGCTCAGCACCGGCAGCACAAGAGCCGGGTTCACGGCACCCAGCGCGAGGTTCTCGCCCGCGCTCATGGCCGCGCTGTGCAAAAATCTCTCTGCCTTGCTTTCGCCCGCCTGTGCATCCGCCAGCCACTCTTCGCTCTTCTGGTGGGTGTCCCTGCCCCAGTTATAAACGGGGTTGTCCGCCTTGCTGCTGGCTTCGCCCGCAGCGAGCCGTGCACGTGCGTCCTTGATCTCCTCTTCTGTCCACCCGGCGCTCACAAGGTCTTTGTCGGTGTACATCCCGTTGGTTCCGTCTACGCGCTGGATGGCACGCATCAGGATGCGGGTGCGGTCGTCGTCCTTGATCTCGGTGCCCACCGCTTGCGGCAGAGCACCCGCCGCCATAGCCCCTGCACCGGCAAAGCTGGCCCCAAGGCTTTTGGCACTGTTGCCCAGCCGCCGCCCGGCCCGGTAGGCCAGCGGCAGCGTCTCGTATTGCTGATTGATCGCGCGGGCCCGGTCGATGTCCGCCTGTGTCCAGTTGCTGTTCTTGATGAGGTCTGCGTCCGTGTAAGCGCCATGAGTCCCGTCGATGCGCTTCACCGCCTCAGAAAGGTTCCGGTTGTCGTCGGTGTCTTTCCAGCGGTTCACATCCTTGTAAATGTCCTTGGTGCCCATGTCCTGCTGGTTCAGCCAGTCCCTCCGGCTGTCCATCTCGTCCGCAAACCCCAGATTATTGTTTGCCCGGTATTCGTCAAACGCCTTAGACGTCAGGTCGGCGTTCGCCGCCTCGGTCTGCTTCTGGGCACGCAGCGCAGCAGCATTGCCCTTTGTCCAGCCGCCCGCCCCGTCAGCAGCATCTGCGGGCTGAGAGGGCGTGCTGGTACGCAGTGCCCGAACACGTTCTGCCGTCCACTTGCCGCTTTTCTCATCCTTTTTTGCCGTTTCAGAGGGGTTGCTTTCCCGCAAAGCCCGAACTTTCTCCGCCGTCCATGCCATTATTCCACACCTGCCTTTTCCAATGCGTCCGAGATCTCTTTGTCACTGTATCCGTTCTGGCTCATAATGTTTGCAATTGCCCATGCGCTGTAACCACGCTTTGCATACCTCTGGGCCAGAAGTGTGCCGGTGTCACTGCTCTGCGTCGCACTCTTACCCGTGCTCCCTCCCGTGTTTCCCGCGCTCTGGGTACTGCCGCCTACATCTACACCCGCCTTTGCCAGTTCTCCGGCAATGGCGTTATAGGCAGCACTTCCTTCTTTCACCCCGGCCAGCTTTCCCAGCAGGGTGGTCACGTTGCTGCTGGTGTATCCGCTTGCTGCACCGGCTTTCCCGCTGCTTCCCGAACTCCGCCCGGAGCCCGAACTGCTGCCCGCCTTGGCCGCAGCGGTGGAAAGCAGTCGGCTCGTCAGCGTGCCGTAATTGCCCGCTGCGCTGGCGTCCATGCCGTACATCTTCAGCAGGTTGGCCGCTGCTTCCTGATTTCCGCTTGCCACCAGAGAAGCCGCGGTGCTCAGCACACTCGCCTGATCGTCCCGCGTGATGGGTGCCCCAGTGTAATTCGCGAAGGCGTCCGCGTTCAGGCCGTACCGGTTCAGCACGTCGCTGGCCGCGTCGCCCGCGCCCTGCGTGTACAGGTTGAATGCCTGTTGGTAGGCGCTCAGGGCGTCGCTCTGATCGGTGCGGTTCTTGTTGTACTCCCACTGTTCCCGCGCAAACTCATTTTCCCACTGCTGCTGCGTGTAGCCCATGTATCCGTCGTAGGCGCTCTTGGCCACATTGCCCACGGTTCTGATGCCGTTCCAGAGGTTGTTCCAGTAGTTGTCGTTCTCGTTCCGGGCCTGTGCGCTCTGGTTGGCTAAAAAATTCTGCCGGTTGTACCAGTTCGAAAGGTTCGAGCCGTATGCCGAGCGATCCAGCGCTTCGGTGTTCCCCATCCCGGAAAGGGCTTCCACCAGCCCGCTCTGCCGGTTCTTGTATTCATTCAGCGCCCGGCTGCGCAGGGCTGTCAGGGCGGCATCCACGTTCGCGGTGGCCGCGCCCTGTCCCTGTGCTGCCAAGCTGTCCGCCCAGCTGTTGCCGTACCCGCTGCTCAGCGCCGCCGCGTTGGCCCGCGTGTTGTCGGCGGCCGCCGCTGCCGCGTCGGCGGTCTGGTCGCGGTACTGCTGGTAAGCCTTCGCCAGCTCGCTCCCATCGTACCCGCTGCCGATCTCCCCGGTCAGCGCGTCCATAGCCTCCTTGTTCTGGCTCACATAGTCCGCCGGGCGATTGGCATTCCATTCCTGTTCTTCCTGCTCCGCCTTGTTCTTCCGCTTCAACGTATCAAACAGCATATCGTTACACTCCTTCCAAGCTACTCAGATCGGCACGCCCATCGCCCGCAGCACCCACGGCAGCGCCATCGCACCCACCTGTGCCACATTCCCCCAGAACTTCGTCTTGTTGGCCGTGTTCTGCTGCTTCTCGCCCACCGCGTCGGCGTATTCGGCCTGTGCGTTGTTGAGCTGGCTATAGTAATTGTTCAGCTTCGTGTTATAGGCATCCTGCGCCAGCTGCTCCTGCTTCTGCAATGCTTCCAGCCGGGTGGTCAGGTCGTTCTTCTTCGAGGTGTACTCGTCGAAGGCTTGGCTGTACAGGTCATCCACCGCGTTGCTCAGCCCCGCCATGGTGCTCTGATAGGCCGTCTGCCCGTTTGTGCTGGCCCAGCTGTTGCCGTAGCCGCCGGTCTTGCCCGCCGCCTGTGCCGTGGCGTCCTCGCTGGCCAGCTCTGCGCCGCGGGTGTAGCGGTTCTTGTACTGCTGGTAGGCGTTGTCCTTCGTGTAATCGTAGGAAAAGCCCTTTTTCGTCAGGTCGTTCAGTTCGCTCTGCGTGCTGCCGATCTGGCTGCCGTACTCGCTTTTGTACTCGCCCGGCATCTGGCTCTTCAGGCTGTTCAGGTTGCTCTGCGCCGCATTCACCCGGTTCGTCGTTGCGGTGTTGCTGGCCCTGCGGTTGTTTATGTAGTTCTTTCCCGCGTTGATCACGTCCTGCGTCATTCGCACTTCACGCAATCCGGGAATGAAATACTCCCACGCTTTTCCACTTGCCATTTGTCTTGTCTCCTTCCATTTTTAACTGCTCCCCATCGGGGAGCTGCAAGCAGCTCCGGCTTTGCCGGAATGCGCGCTGAGAGGGCAAGCCCGCTGCCCGCGCGCCGAGAGGTTTACTCCACCTTCAACCCCATTGCGGTGAGCTTGTCCCGCATGGTGTCGGAAAAATTCGTCTCGTCCAGATTCTGCATCATGTACAGCATCTGATCCCGGAGCTGCATCAGGTAGTTGTTGATGGCCCGCGCATCCTCCGGGTTCATGTCTTCGCTCAACTTCGGCAAGCTGATCTCGCCTAAGCGTGTAATATCCGCCATATCAGTTCCTCGGTTCTCCTCCGGCCACCCGGTTGCCCCGGCTGTCCGATATGGTAAAGGCGACGCTCCGCACCGCGATCTGCCCCGTTCCGGTCAGCCGCAAGCGCATCGTGTCGTGCCGTGTTGGCCCAAAGGGCAGGTTGACCCGCGTGTATTTGTTCAGCACCGCTGCCTCGCCCAGCGTCTCCCACGCCCCGCCGTCGTAGCTGGCTTGCAGCTTCACCACGCTGTAGGCCAGCGCATCCACCCGCAGCGTCACCCGGCTCACATATTTGTCCGCCGGGGTGCTCAGGCCGATGTCGCCGGTCACCGCGTCGAAGGCCACATTCTTTTCCAGCGCCGCCTTGGCCTCGTCGGTGTCCCGGTCGGCCTCGCGGTTCGGCTCTGTGGCCCAGAGGCTTGCGCCGTCCCATTGGTAGAGCTGCCGCCCCGTGGAGCACATAGCCCAGCCCTCGGCTTCGCTGTCCCCGGCCACGTCCTCCTCGTGCCAGAGCTGCCGTTCGGTGTCGTACACCAGCAGCCTCGTTTCGCCGGTGCTGGGCTGCCGCATGTGCAGATAGTACCGGGTATCCAGCACGCCGCCCACCGCGCCGCGCACGTTCATCAGCCATGTGCTGTCCAGCACGCCGCTGATCTTCACGGGCAAGCTGCCGTCCCACGCCATCACGCCGTCGTTGCTCAGGTAGTACAGCACTTCCGCGATCACACACAGGCTGCGGCTTGCGTATTTCGCCACACCGCGGCACTGGACGCTCACCAGCCGGAAATCCGCCGGGCGGCTGCCGTAGAGCTTGTGCAGGGTGTTCTCTTTGAAAAATAAGGCGTAGCCCATGCAGGTGGCGGCGCCGGTGAATTCGCCGTCGCTGCCTACGGTCACAGCGTAGCTGTCCGCAGCCGTTCCCCGGTAGGAGAACCAGTTGGTCGGGTCGCCCAGCTTGCAGCCGTAGATCACGTTCTCCCGGCTGGAGCAGCCCCATACCCGGTTGTCGCATTCGGTCAGGAAGTCGAGGTCTGGCACCCGCCGCTCCACCCGGAACAGTTCGGGGCTGCCCTCCAAGCCGCTGCCCTTTCCGTCGATGCTCCGCCAGCTGAGACGATCTCCCTCCTTGGTCAGGGTCCCGTAGAAATAATCGCCACCGGGTTCCGCCTTTACCTGCACGAAGTCGTCTCCCTGTGCATACACTACGCAGTCCCCCGTCAGCTCCTTCCAGTACCCGTCTTCGTTGGCCCCGATGCCGCTGATCGTCACCGTGTCCCACACCGCAAAATCCTTTCCGATGCCCGTTGCCTCGATCTTGCAGTAGTTCAGCTCCACCGCCGACCAGCTCCCCAATGTCTCGTTGTACACTTCCAGCACGCTTTCGCTGCTGTAGGGCACTTGGCTGTTGATGACTTTCAAGAAGACCTGCCCGTCCGTGGGATTGTCCGGCTCCTTTGCGGCGTGCCCTGTGGCGGTGTAAGTCCGGCCCGCCGCATCGCAGGGCGTCAGGGTCACGGTGCCGGTGCTCTCCCACCCAGCGCCCAGCGGGGTCAGGCTGCCGGTCTTGGTGTCAAAAGCTGCTTTGTCCGGGAAGAGGATGATCTTCGTGCCCATGCCCACCATGATCTTCTCACTGTCGCTCACGGCGTTTTCCAGCACGATCTCTTCCTCTGCGGCCGGCGTGGCAAGCGTTTCCTCATGGTCGGCCTTGTATCGCAGCGTCGTCCCCTCGCACAGGAGCATTCCGTTCAGATGGTACATCCCGTTGCAGTGTTCCACTGCTTCCATCTTCCGCCGGGGCGTCCGGGTCTGTAACGCCGGATAGCCTCGGCTGGAAAAATTCTGCATCCGGGTAAATTCCGCCTCCGCACAGGCATAGCTCTCATTCAGCCCGCCGAAGGCCGTCAGGCTGCTCCGCCCGGTCGAAAGGCTGTATACGCTCGGCAGCGCCATTTCAATACCTCCATTTCGTGTCCATTTTCGGCAGGTAATGCTGGCGGCACCAGATGGCAAATTCCTCTTGGCAGTTGTTCGCCACCTGCATCTCGTTGGCATACCGGTCGGTCTCGCCGAGGGCAAGGTCCATCTGGGCGCTCAGGTAGTGCGGGTAGTAGTCATCGTAAGGCTGGGGCAGCATCAGCTCGGCATCCTGCCGCAGCATCTCCTCTTCCCGGTTGTACAGCACATCCGCGCCCACTGCGTCGAAGGCGTCGGTGTCGCTTTTCTCCACCACGCTTTTCCGCAGCCCCGCATCCGCTTGCCGCAGCCATAAGATCTTCAGCTCGCGGTCGAACCCGTTGTTGGCCCGCAGCTTGTCCGCCAGCTCAATTGCTTTTCCTACCGTCATTGGGCAGCTCCTCTCTGTCGCGGAGCACTCCAGCTCCCGACACCATAAACTTTTTCGTCCAGTACAGCCCCACCGTCCTGCCAAGGGCTCCCCTACTAGGGGAGCTTGCAGCGCGGAGCGCTGACTGAGAGGTTATCAAAAATCCCCGGCACAGCGGTGCCGCCGGGCCGGGGTTCGATTTTGTGTGCGCTGAGAGGGCAAGGTCACTCCCCGCGTGCGATGATGGCTTCCATCCGCGCCGCGCTCTGGGCGTCCTGCTCCTCGCTGTGCTGGATCACTTCCGCCACCTCCGGCGGCACCTGTACGGTCACACCGCGCTTGATCTGGTAGTTCACGCCGTTCACGCTCACGAACAGGTCGCCCTTGTAGCGCCCGTTGTCGCTGAACAGCCGGATGCTCACCATTTCACCTTCACCGTTGTTTTCTTTCTTTGCTGCCATTTGCTGTTCTCCTATCTGCCCGTTCGGGCTCAAAACGCTCCCAATCGGGGAGCTGTCTGCAACGCAGACTGAGGGGTTCCTCTAAGCAGAGCTCCCACTTCGGGGGCACTGCAAGCAGCTCCGGCAACGCCGGACTGCGCGCTGAGAGGGCTCGTTTAGTTCGCCGATGCACTGGCCGAATAGGTCGAAACGCTCTCAATGCGGATCATGTACTGCTCCACCAGACGCTCTGCCGTCTGGGTGGCCTTCCAGCCCACGGATGCACGCTGGTTCAGCGGGTCGTCGCCGTAGCCCAGCTGCTTTACGATGTGTTCGAGGCCGCCGCCCTCGATCTCGGTGGTGCCGTAAGCGTGGGCGCCGAGGATCAGGGTAGCGAACACGGCCAGACCCTCCGGGCAGCTGTCGTCCTTCCAGATCTTCGCCTCACTGGTCTCCACGAACCGCACGCCGTGCAGCTTGCCGATCTCGCCGTTGTAGATCTCATCCGGCTGGGCGTACTTGTGCACGTCGATCCAAGCCGGGTCGCTGCGCAGGTCGTAGGAGATGTAAGGATGGATGATGGCGATGTAGCTGCCATCAATGGGGTCGGCGTTCATGGCCTTGAGCTGGGTCGCCGCCTTCATGATGAGTTCGCTGGTCAGCTTGGCCGTCTTGTCCAGATTGGCGCGGCTCTTCACCTCGGTCTGTACGCCGTCGGCCACCTTGGGCGCGTAGATGACATTGGTGCCGCCCACAATGATGTCCCGCACCACGCTGTCAATGGTGCGGCCCGCCTGAGAGGCAAGGATCTTGGTGGCCTGAACGATGTTGTTGTCGATGGCGGTCAGCTGCAGCGTGTCGGTGATGGGGGTCCAGCCGCCGTACTGCTTCACCTCTGCCGTCACGGTGGAGACGTTCAGGTTCTGGCCGTCGGGGGTCACGCCCTCGGTCAGAGGCGTGGTCGCCTTGGGCAGACTGTCGTACTTGCGGAACTCGATGGTCTTGCCGCCGTTGGCCGGGATGGGGTACTTATCGCCGAACTGGTCGTGCACCAGTGCCGGTTCCGCCTGATCCAGCAGCCGCTTCTCGTAGTAGGTCTTCATCTCGGCGCTCATGCCGGATGCGGTCGTGGTGTTCTGCAACTGTGCGCTGGCCTGTGCGAACATCTGCAGGTTCAGCTTCATGGTCTTGTCCTTCATGTTTTTTCCTCCTGAAATATTTTTGTTCCTCTAAGCAGAGCTCCCACTTCGGGGGAGCTGCAAGCAGCTCCGGCTTCGCCGGACTGCGCGCTGAGAGGGCTACAACGTAATGATCTCCCCGCGCAGCACCCGTTTTTCCAGCGCCTCGCGGTCCTTACGGCTCATGTGTTCCACGTCGAGGTGGGTCTGCACCGCGCCGCCGGGGCGGGTGCCGTTCTCAGCCGGGCGGCTGGCCCGCTGCTGCACCCGGTTCAGCACTCCCTGTTCGGTCTGCTGGGCCGTTGCGGCAGTCTGCCGGGCCATCAGGCGGTCAAAGTATGCTGCCCGGTAGGCCGCTTCCATCGAGCAGCCCGCCCGCATCATCTTCTCCACCTCCGGGTTTGCCAGCACCTCTTCCCGGTCAAACTCCGGGTATTTCGCCTTCAGCGCTTCGGCCTCGGCGTCCCACCGGGCCTGAATCTGGGCGATCCGGGCCCGCTCGGCTGCGGCTTTCTGCATCTGCTGGGCCGCCTGTTGCTGGGCAGTCAGGCGGCGGTTCTGGGTCTCCAGCTTGTCCATCTCCCGCGCGGTCTTCACAGAGATGCCCTTTTCCATGGCAATTTTTTCGAAATACGCATCGTCCTTCACCACGCCGTTGCGGATGGCGTCCGTCAGGGCCGTAAGGTCGGTGGCGTCGGTGCCGTACTTCTCTGCGATGGCTTCCAGCAGCCCCCGCATCTCCGGGCTGGCTTCGAGGTTCTGCGCCGCGATCTGCACCGCGTTCTGCATCATCTCGTCGGCAAGGTCCTTGTACTCGCCGCTCATCATCTGCCCGAACGCCTTCCGCCGCTCCGCCGGGCTGGGCTTCTTGGCCTCCTCGCCCGCTTCGCCTTCGCCCTTGTCCGCGCCGTCCTCGCTGCCGCTGCCCTCTGTCGCGGAGCTCTCCGCCTTCGGGTCAGTACTGCTCCCGTCCGCAGCCGCCTGAGCGGGTGTCCCGCCATCGCCGCCCTCGGCAAACAGCTGCAGGTTCATCTTCCCGCTCACCATGTCCGGCAGCTGTGCCGGGTCCGGTGCCTTGCCGTCCGCGAACCTCACGTTCACCACCAGCTCCACGTTCTCCGGGTAGCTCTCCGCCAGTGCGTCCAGTCCGTCCTGCACCAGCTCCACCCATGCTTCCACCATGTTGCAGCTCTCACGAGTCGGGGTCACCTCCACCTTCATCCAGCCGTCGCCGTGGGCCACAGCGCCCAGCACCACAGTGCCTACCCGTGCAGCCTCCTCCACCTCGTTGGCAAGGGTCTGCATCAGGACGCTCACCGCTGCGCACACAATGTCCTGCCCGTACTTCCCCGCGCCTGCATGGCCTTTCGCTTTCACTTCGTAGCTGATTTTGTCGTCGTTCCCAACCGTGCGCATCACACTTGCTTCGATCATGCCTTTTCCTCCTTCAGCGCAACCTCTTCGATCACTGCCCGGATCTCCATCATTTTCAGGTACAGCCCCATGTATTTCTGCTGCTCCTGCAGCAGGTCAAGCGGGCAGCTGTGTTCCGGCGGTTCCGTGCCGGTCCTCGCTGCCGCCTCGATCCGGTTGCAAAAGTCCTTCAGTTTCTCGTACCGGATCTTCGTCTGCCGGTACTCTGCTTTAAAGCGTTCCCGGTAGTCGGTGCTGGTCATGCCCTCAATGGTCTCGTACAGTTCCATGCTCTTTCTCCTTTACTTATTCGGGTTATTCACGTTCATGGCCCGCTTCGCCGCCTGTGTGGCAAGGCTGTTGCCGCCGCTGCCCACCTGTGCCCCAAGGCCGTTGGTGGCGCTCAGCCCCTCGCTGGTCCCGCCGCTGCCTCCGCCGGATGCCCCGGCAGCCTGTGCGGCCGCTCCTGCCGCTGCGCTCATGTTGGAGCCGGTCATCTGATCCAGCAGCCCGGCCATCTTCTGCACCTGCTCCATGGCCTGTTGCAGCTGCTGGTAGAGGGTGCCGTTCTGCTGTACCCGCTCCCGCACCTTCTCGATGCCCTCAAAGTCCATCATGTCCAGCGCCGCCAGTGCGGCGTCCGCGTTGGCCGGGGCGAAGAACCCCAGCTGGTAGCATTCCTTTGCCGTCTCGTTCTGGGAGAGGCGGTTGAAGGTGCTCTTCTTCGCCGCGCTCACCGTGATGTCGAACACCGGCTCGTGGGCCCCCAGCTCCACGCCGCCCACCATGCCAACCGGCTGGGGCCGCAGCGCTTGGCCGGAAAAGGACACGAACTCCGTCTGGCCCGTCGGCCCCGTGATGCGGTACACCCGCTCTTCGTCGTAGAACTGCCGCATCAGCTCGATGATGAGGTAGCATTCTTTCGCGAAGGCTCGGTAGGCGCTCTTCAGCATATCGCGGGAGAGCTTCGAACCCGCCTCCTGTAAAGCCGCAATGGCCGAAGCCGCCGTCAGGCCGCTAGTGGTGCCGCCCTGCGAGACGTCCCGGTTGCCACTGATCTCCTTCAGCTCGCTCACCCGCGCGTCCCGGTAGCTGATGCAGTTGCCCTGCAAGCCCGCCGTCTGCAAGGGGCTCAGGATGCCGTCCCGGATGCCCCCGGCCACGTGCACGATGTCCTTGGACCAGTCCGCCAGTTCCTCTTCGTTCACCCCCGCCGCGTCGCTCAGCAAAAAGCGGGGCTTCGCCGCCAGCTTGATGTTCTCGTCCATGGCGTGATTCATCTCGTCGATGGCGGTCTGGGTGTCCTTCATCACGTCGATGTACCCAAAGCCCGCCGGGCTGTCTTCTTCCATGAACAACGGGTCAAACACAAAGGGGTACTGGCCGTGATCGTAGAACCCCCGGTCGGCATACTGCGGGTCGTTCTCGCTGGCGTAGAGGACGACCCCGTTGCAGAACTTGCAGTAATGCAGCAGCGGTTGCCCCTCCGGGCGGGCCTTTTTGTAATACCAATCCACCACCACGCTCTTGTCGGCGGTGGAGATGTGTTCGTCGTGGATGTACTTGGCCACTTCCAGCGTGCTCCCGGTGTGGCCGTCCATCTGGGGCCACTTGGCCTTCAACTGGTCGTTGTCTTCCAGACTCAGGCTGAACAGGTTCGGCGATTCCTGAATGTCCATCACCCCCGGCTCCCAGTACAACATCAGGATGTCCATGCTCTTGATGGCGATGTCTCCGATGCCGCTGCGCTTCGTCGGGTCCCAGAAGATGCCCTTCACGCCGGTGCCCTGCTTGAGCTTGCGCCACCATGTGTCGCTGTAGGCCTGTTCGTAGTCCGCCTGTTCCAGCACCACCGGCAGCACCTTCGAGAGGACCTTCGCCGTCTTCTCGTCGTCCGCCGCTCTGGGCAGCACGTTGGGTTCCGGGTAGTTGTCCATGGCGTCGGCGTGCTTGTTGGCAATGGAGTTGAACAGCCACCCGCTCGCCGGGGTGGGTTTGTCCTCCATCATCTTGTTCTTGTAATTCTTCCAGTGCCGCATCCGGAACCACAGCTCGTTGTCCACGATCCGGGTGTCCAGCGCGGCCTTGCCGCTCTTGTACTGCTGCAAAAGCTGCGCCGCCTTCGCCACCTCTTCGGTGCCGATGACTTCTTCCGCAGCAGTCATTTCTAACGTGTCTTCCAACTGTACCTCCTTCTGTGGTCAGCGTCCTTGCCAGCTCCCTACACCCTATAGAACTTCGTCCGTCTCCCATCCAGTTCCAGCGGATCGTCCCGCAGCAGCGGAGCTTCCATATGCTGCCGGGGGCTGATGGGGTTCTCCATCAGTACATACCGGCACTCGTCGTAGATGTGGTCTTCCTGCGTCGTGTCGATGTCCTCCACCCGGCTCTCGTCGTAGACCAGATTCGGGATGGTTCGGATGAAGTGCTTGCAGGTGTCGAAGACCTGAAACATCGGCTTGCCTTCTTCGTCGAAGGCCAGCCGGTAGTGGAACTGCATCTTGCCCGCCAGCCTCGTGTGGTCGCCGGGCATCCAGTGCAAAAAATTCGGGCTTTTCTCCTGCATGGCCGCAATGCTTTCGCCCCGGCTCTCGTCGAAGATGGCCGGGTCTGCCACTCCGGTAATGACCCGCCCTCGCAGCATCGGGTCGTTCTCCTCCGCCTCCCGGATCATCCGGGCCTGTTCCACCGGGTTCACCTTCGTTCCCTCGTTGGGGGTCCCGGTGCAGCCGTACAGTTCCTTGATCCGGTAGAGCCGCCCTTCCTCGTCCGCCGCGTACCACCCCACCGAGAACGGCTTCGCATAGCCGAAGTCGTACCCGCGCCAGATGCGCCAGTGGACCGGGATGCGGAACGGATGGATCACGTGGGTCCACCGCTGGTCGTCGTAGTGCTCCGGGTCGTTCCGCCATTCGGTGAACACCTGCCCCGTAAAACTGTTCCAGTCGCCGTAGAGTAGGGCCTGTTTTTCCGCCTCCGGCAGCGCGGCCAGATTGCCGAGGTAGCCGGGGTTGTTGGCCAGCAGCGCCTTGTTGTCGAATACCGTGGAGGGGATGAAGATTCGGGTGCGCCGCTGCTCGATCTCCCCGCCCTCCGGCGTCTTGACCTTCACGTACTGCACCATCCGGGTGCCGGGCGGGGCCGGGGTGATGAACCTTGCCTTCACCCAGCCGTGGCCCACGCCGCCGGGGTTGGCCGTGGCGCGGGTGTAGACCCGCGTGCCGGGACCGTTGGGGCGGTTGCGGCTCATGAGGTAGCTGTACTCCGCCCACGTGAAATGGGTCAGTTCGTCGAATCCGATGAAATCGTACTGCTGGCCTTGGTAGTTGTACTTGTCCTTTTCGTGGTTCAGGCTGCCGAAATAGATCTTCGCCCCGCTGGGGAAGGTCCAGCAGTGGTTCGAGCCGTTGTACCGCGCTTTCGGGAAGCAGGGCTTGTAATACTGCATGGTCTTGTCGATCAGCTCCCGCAGCTGGGGGAAGGTCTTGCGCAGGATCAGCCCGCGGTAGTGGGGAATGTCCACCTGCCGCAGCGCCTCGATCACCAGTGCGTCGCTCTTCCCGCCGCCCGCAGCCCCGCCGTATAACGCTTCGTCCTCGGTGCGGGCCATAAATGCCAGCTGCCTCGGCTGCGGCTTCCAGATCACTTTCCTGCGTTCCGTCTCACTCACCTGCTTCCCAATGCGCTCCCCATCGAGGGCCCTATTCCACCTCGACCTCCGCCTCGTCCCCGGTTCCTTCGGCTCCGATGCAGATCATCGGCGGGGCCGCTTCGGTCTCGTCGGCCGCTTTGGCCGTCGGGGTCAGCGCCGCTGCCTTTTCGGCCACGTCCATCAGTACCCGCGCCACGTTGGCAGCGTTCTTGTCGTCCATGGTCAGGCCGTCGTAGTGCTCCCGCAGTGCTTCGAGCTGCCGGGGCTGTTGTAGACCACAAGCCCCACCTCGGCGGCGTCGGCCAGAGCTTCCTGTTCGGTCTTGAGCAAGGCTCCCACCTCGGCGTCTCCTGCCCGCACGCCCTCTTCCAGCCGCTTGTCCAGCTTCGCCCGAATTTCTGCCGCCCGCTGGCTCTCCGCCACCCGGCCTTGCAGATAGGCCACCTGTTCCTTGGCCCCGATGGACGCCCGTACCGCGATTTCCCGCGCCGCCGCCTGTCTCGCCTCGGCAAAGGCGTCGCCCTTGGCTGCTTCTTCGGCCAGCCATGAGCGGATGGTGGATTCCGGCACCTTGTACCGCCGCGCCACCGCGCAGACGTTGTTCGACGCCACCATCGCCATCACCACTTCGGCCCGCAGCTTCGGCGGGTACTTCCGCCCCCGCTGGCTGCCCTGCACCGTGTTCTTGCAATACGCCCGCTTTTTCGTCATATACCCACCTTCCCTCTGTCGCGGAGCCCAACCGTTCCCGATCGGTCGAACCCCATTCACCCAGCACAGCCAAAACCGACCTGCCAAGGGCTCCCCCCTACTAGGGGAGCTGGCGGCGCTTTGCGCCGACTGAGAGGTTTTTCTTCTGTCTACCAGCCTACCACAACACGTCGCAGAAAAATACTTGAAACATTTCGGCTATAGCAGCCCCCGCCTCGCCGCTTCCACCGCTACCGTCGATAGCACTTCCAGCTCCTTGCGGTAGTAGGTGCTGCGGCTCACATACAGCGCGGGCACCACCTCGTCCTCCGTCTTGCCTTCCAGATACCGCAGCCTCAGCAGCTGGGCGCACAAGGGTTCCACGGCCTCGTAGTGCCGCAGCACCCCTTCGATCACCTCGGCCCACGCAGCACGAACAGGCCCCTCGGCATACTGCCGCAGAGCCTTTCGTGTGGCCTTTTTCTGTTCTTTCGTCACGGCACCGCCCCCCTTTAGGCGCGTGTTTCAACGCAAAATACCAGTATCGGTTCTGTCAGGTGCGAGGTTTCGCAGATGCAGCGTGCACCCGCCGCAGGATCACATAACATTGCGGTTCGTTCCGCTCCCAGCCGTCCGGCCGTTCGCGGCCCGGCGATTCGTGCAGCTCTCCCGGCTCCAGCACCACGCACTTCTGCAATTCCCAGCCGGGGAACCGCTGGCCCCACCAATAGGCATCCTGCGCCATCTCTCCGCACGCGGTCCGCAGCTGCTTCCGGCTCCACCGGGTGTCGTTGGGGGGCTGTTCCGCCGGGCGGCGCAGGGTGCTGGTCTCCACCCAGATCCGTTCTTTGTGCCCGTACAGGTAGCCCAGCGTTCCGTTCCCGCCGTCCTTGCCCAACAGCTTGCCCATGTCCATCCGGTCAACGTTCATGGTGCCCAGCGGCTCAAACTCGTTGGTTCCGGGAATTCGCCGCCGCCACAGGTCTTCCAGCATCTCCCGCCATTCCCGGCGCTCGGCGTCTCCCATGCCCCAGCACTCAGCAAAGCCGTGCATGTGCAGCCGTCCGGCCTCGCCCTTCCGTACAGCCACCAGCATCAGGCGGATGTGCTTCTTCTCCACGCCGAACCTCTTGCACGTCGCCGCGATCACCCGCCGCCGGTAGTTCCTCACGTCCCGCAGACACTCTTCCATGTCCTCCGGCAGGTAGGGGGCATCGTAGGTTCCGGTCAGGAAGAATCCCCGCTTGTCGAAATTCGCCAGCGCCACCCGCTGCCGGTTGCGCAGGGAAGCCATTTTGTTCTTGGCTTTCTGCCCCTCGGTGGACTCCTTGCTCTTCTTCCGCCGGGTGCTGTGCTCGGTCGGCGTGATGGAGTAGACGCCCACAGCCATGTACTCATCCCCGCAGAGTATCTTTTTCTCGCGGATGTAGTTGCATCTCATCCCGCTGCCCTCCTGCTGGCCCTTCACTTCCGGTGTTCTTTCTCTTCTGACGGTCCCCACCGTCACAGAAATAACGGGTATACAAGCTCCCCAAAGGGGCCTTGCACCCCTTCTTTTATATAAATGAATCCCAGCGCCTACGGCGGACACTCTTCTGTCCGCCGCACCCGCTGCGGCTCATTCGTCGCAAAATCCCCCGGCAGTTTCATCTGTCGGGGGATTTATCCTGAAACAGAACTCCGGCTCCCCATCGGGGAGCTTATTAAGGTCTCCCCGGTTTGCCCTTTGCCGCCCAGCCGCCATAGCTCAGCTCCGGCTTTCCCTGCTTCCGGGCCTTGCGGTTGTAGAGGCACAGGTCGTGCACGTCGAGCTGTAACGGCGTCGGATTTGGAATCTTGCACGGCTTGCATAGTTCCGGCTTTTCTTCCGGTCTCCTGTTCGGACCCCGCCGCTTATACGGTTTCACCGGGCACGGTCGCACCTCCCACCACCGAATCATTTTGCCGACGCCAAACCTCTCGCTCTTGCCGCCCCGCCGGTAAACATCGCGCACCGTGCTCTCCCCGCCGAAAACGCCCTGCTCTGCCAGTTCTTTCGCGGTGCCCTCACCCAACAGCTTTTCAGCCATGTCCCAGACCCTGTAGATGTACACCCGCCGCTGCTGCGCACCCGTGTCTTGAGGTTCATCTGCTCCCCGTCGGGGAGCTGTCTGCGAAGCAGACTGAGGGGTTCCTCTAAGCAGAGCTCCCACTTCGGGGGAGCTGCAAGCAGCTCCGGCATCGCCGGACTGCGCGCTGAGAGGGCCGACCTCCACCCTCTCCATCCGCCAGCGCCGGGGGTTGTCGGTCTTCCGGTTGCTCATGTAGCAGGTGGAAACGCTCCCGGCGTCCTTGAAAATGCCCTTCCCGGCCAGCTGCGCCGCCGTCCCCTTTGCCACATACTCCCCCGTCTTCGCGTCGTAGACGGTGTAAATGTACTTGCTCGCGCCCATCTCAACCCCTCCTCCGGTAGGCCCCGGTGTCCATCTGTGCCTTCGCCGCCTCGATCTTCCGGCGCACCTCGTCGCTGGAAAGCGGCAGCGCCGCCCCGCCCTGCTTTCCGGCCCGCCGTCCGGCGGCCATCATCACGGCCCGCTTCAGAAACTCGTCTTCCTGCGCCTGATAGCTCCGGCTCAGAGTCTGCACGATCTTCTCGTCGTCGATGTTCTCCACCACGATCTCCTCGGTCTGCAACGCCTCGCACGCGCAGCGCCGCAGCTTTTCCATGGCCACCTCGATGCCGTCGGCCTTGCCCCACTCGTTGAGCTGCTCATAGTTGTGCCGCATTTCCCGGTACAGCCGATTCAGCCGCTCCGCCCCGAAGCCCAGCTCCTGCACACAGGCCAGCGCCATCAACTGCCACGCCATCGTGGCTGCCCGGTCGCCCACTATTTTGAGCTGCTGCTCCCGCCGGGTGCGCGGGGTGCGCATCGCCGGGACCCGGAACTCCACCGGCACGCCCTCCGGCAGCGCCTCCGCCCGAAGCTGCCGGGCCTTTTCGGTCTGAGGCATCCCGTTGCGATCCGGCACTATCACCACGGCCAGACTCTCGTTGCCCAGCTGCTCCTGCCGCCGGGTGATCCGATCCAGCCGCACACGCCCCAGCCCCCACAGCTCGTGTAGGGCGATCTGCCCGCACCAGCACGTCAGTTGCACCACACTGTCCTGCGTCAGGTCGATCTCTGCCGCAAGGTTCATTTTCTTTTTCATCCGACATTCTCCGTTCTACAAATTTTTCGCAGCTTCGGTTCCGTCCGGCACAGGCCAGACATTCCGGCTGCGTGATCTCGAACACGTGGGCACACTGAGTCCCATCCATTCCGTGTCACCCTTGCAATTCCTTAACGCGCTTGTAAAAATAGGCGTTCAATTTAAGCCATTCTTCCATCGGTACGTTTTCCCGATCCAGCGCTGCCGCGCTCAGCACCTTGTAAGCACGGCTGTTCTTGATGTCCCGCTCATGCCAGTCCATCGCTTTCAGCTCTTCATCGAGCTTTGCTTTGTATTGTTCCAGCGTCATTTTCCAAGTTCCTCCACGTGGTAGGCCCGGAATTCGTTAAACTCCGTGTAGTACTGCCGGGCCGTGTGCAGGGCCTTTTCCTTGGCTTCCTTCGCACTGTCCGTCTGCACCACATACGCGATGCACTCCACCATCTTCGCGCTCCGGCACTCAATGTGTACCCGGCACTTCATGCTCTGCCTCCTCTTCCGCCGGGTACAGCGCAAATGCCTGTCCTTGGATTCGGCCCAGCATCTTCAGCACCCCGTCCAGCGCTGCCTTTTTGATGTCCGGCTCCATCCGTTCCAGCATGGGGACCATGCGCTCCCACTCGCTTTCCATCCGGTCTTTGGATTGAAACACCCACGCCGCGTCGTTTTCCTGCATCCTTTCCAGCTTTTGCCGCAGCTCCCCGGTCATGTCGGCGGCAATGGCATAGGCTTGCTGGTGGGCACGCTTATCCATTTCCTCTTCGTCCACCACAGCGGCGATGGGCTGGTTTTTCAGGGCGGCATTTTCCTCTTGCAGGGTTTTGATGCGCTCGCACTGGTACGCTTCGTTCTTCTTGGCCACAGAATAGCAGTCCTTCGCTGCGCGAAGGTCTTTCCTTGCAGCCTCCAGCTCTTTATTCTTCTGCTGGTTCGCCTCTGCAAGGCTGTTTACATCTGCCAAGGCTGCTTTGTAGCGGCTCTCTGCCGTTTCGGCCCGCTGCTTGGCCTCCTCGTGCATCTTCCAGACCTCTTCCTCCCGCGCCTCGGCGGCGGCACCCCGCTCCTTCTCAGCCTTCAGCTGGGCCAAAAGTTCCTGATACTCCTTATGCGTCGTGATATCCCCCGAAAGTACCTGATCGACCGCCTCCGGCTCCGCGCTGGGGGCGCAGATGGCTTGCAGCAGACTCTTTCCGATCTGGCCGTCCTGCACAAGTTCGGCCAATTTGGCCGAACCCATCACGTTGCTCCCAACCTCCACCATCCGGGTCGCGCTGCGGATGCTCAGCCCGACCGACTGGCACCACTGTGCCCAACGCCCGCTGTACCGGTCGGCCAGCGCCGCATGGACATTCATCACATTCACGCACGCTTGTCCGTACTCCTGCACGCTCCGGTTCATGTGCAACGTGAATTCCTCTGTGTTGGCCCGAATCACGGTGCACATATTGGCGGGCAGAACAGTGTAGTCAAACGCCTGTAATGCCGTTTCGCTCTCCGCCATCCTTACCCCGCCTTTCTTCCGCTGCGGCGGCCCGCTGTCACGGTGCCGGTGGGTGATTTGTGTGCCTTCCGGCCCTCGTCCGGCTGCTGCTCGGCCACAAGGCCCTTCGCGGCCAGCCCAAGGGCCACGCCGCCCAGTACCAGCGCTGCGGCCAGCCAGCCGAACATCACCCAGCCCTCGCTGTGCTCAATGCCGGACGCGCACACCAGCACGCCCACCCCCAGCAGGATGGAGCCCATGTAGTAGGCATTCGCCTTCAACTTCTTTTTCATTTGCAATTTCTCCTGTTCTGTGGTAAATTTGTGGTGATAGGCGCTTCTCAACCTGTCACCTTGAGGCTCGTCGGTGTTCCAGCACCGGCGGGCCTTTCTTGTTGGAATTCTTTCTGCCACGCCAGCGCGGCATTCTTATCGATGCGCCACAGCCGCGGCCCTTCCTTGTGGGCGGGCAGCTGGCCCGTCCGGCACATCCGCTGCACCGTCTTCGGGTCAATGCCCATCAGTGCGCTGTATTCCTTCGGCGTCAGAAACGCGGGCAACTGCCGCGCATCCCAAATCTTCGCTTTTTTCATCCTGTCCATCTCCTCTCACGCGCTCTTGCACCTTTTGTCTCCCTATGATACAATTTCCTCGGAAAGACCTGCTACTCTTCAGCTTCAGACGCTTCCGGTTCCGATTCGGCCATCTCTTGAAATGTAGTGTATTTGTACAATTTTCGCTCGATTTTCTCACAAATCGAACAAATCACTGCACAGCATTTGATTTTCAGTTGCAAATCCAGTATTCTTATTTTTGTAATAAATCTTTTCATACGTTCTCCAATGAAAGGATGTGTTTTTCTTGAATGACCCGATGTTTACAGCCGCTATATCAGCGCTCGCGGCACTTGTTTCCTGTGTTATTACACTGGTGAATGTATTCGTTAACTATCA